TTGGTTGACGGAATCGGGAAGTGCCGCTTTCACGCCGCCTGCGGCAGCGGAAATCACCTTCTGTCCCTTGGTGATGGCACCGTGAGCGCGGACGCGGTCATAACCAATGGCTGTCACGGCGATATCAAGCCCGACTTCGGTAGCCGGATTTTGCGCGATGCCCTGCACTGGCGCATCATCCGCCTCAATCTTCTTGTCGTCGAAACCGACAAGGTCGGCGGCGGCGAACAGCCCTGCGGCGGTCACAGTCAGGGCGAGAACACTATAATAGTAACGCAAGGTTCAGTTCCTTTCTTGAGCGGGCGTTAGGAAACGGCGCGCACGGCGGCGAGATAATCCGTACCCGGATGCTGGCGTTGATAAGCGAGTGCCTTTTGATGGACACCAAGCTGATCGGCATCGACGCTCTTGCCGTCTGCGGCAAACGAAGCATCACCCCGCCTTGAGCCGTCTGCCGGTCCGTCGCCAAATTCGGCTGCACCGAACGTCACCACCTTGGGCTGATCTTCAAGCAGCGCCCGGATGCCATCGGAGATCGAAACACCCTTCTCGGCAGCACCAAAGGAAACGGACACATCTTCGGGAAGCGCATCCAAGAGCGCGACAAGCTTGTCCTGATTGGCAGGAATAAGCTTGCCTTCCTTTGCGAGGTTCTCCGCAAATGCCACGTTGTCTTCATGCGCAAGCTGACGTTCGCGGTCGGCAAGACGCTTTTCGCGAGCCGACAATTCGGTTTCGCGCGCGGCAAATGCCGCATCATCGGGTTTCGGCACGTTCTGCTCCTTTGGCTTTTGGGGAGATTGCGGCGCGGCATAGGACACACGCGGCGGATCGATGGTCATTTCGCCCAGCCATTCGATGCGATAGGCAGGCAAAGCCTTGTCGGCTTCTTCCAGACCGAACTTTTCAATGAAGAAATCGCGCATCATGCGCAGGAGGCTCGCAGTCTCCTCGAAACCGCGCTCGCCAAAATCAGACGAAAACACCGGATCGCCAGCCTCGGCGGCGAACTGGACGTTCTTCAGGCCGCTGACGGCCGGAGCCGCACCGCCGAGAAACCCGACATGTTTCGGATACCATGCGCCCGGTGCCGGATTGGCAGCATTGTCGGGACGGAAGAACGACAGCGACACTTTCTTGTAGCTGCCCTTTTTCACCTCAGACGCGAATTCCGGGTTGATGTCGATCAGGTTCGCAAACAGCCGGTCGGCCGTGGCGTCATAATCAAAGCTTTTCACCCAACCGTAAGCTGGCGCATCAATATCTGGATGGCCGACAACGATTGGTGCCGGAGCGGTCTCGTAATCGTAAGCGTCCGCAACCGCCTTCAGGTCGGCGGCGGAATAGTCGAGCGCAGCTCCCTGCATCGGCGTAAACTTGCCGGAGCGGAAAACTTCAATGCGGGCTGATAAAGAGGTGGCTGACATGGTTCGATCCGGTTAAAACTCTGGATCGAATGTGCCTGATATGATCGGGCCAGTAACACGGACGACAGGTCCGTACAGATTGTGAGCCGCCCCGAATGGGAGGCAGAATGCGCCAGCAAGTTTCCGGTTTCAAGTGTCAAACCAAGAATGCAAGCGCCAGTATCAAAGCAATAGCGATTGTTTGCGTTTCTAACGCGGTTCTAACGGGCCATTCTCCAAAATCACGCACAATGTGGCATACTGGGATTGCAAGCGCGCCAGCGGGCTAATTTTCATCGCCTCGCAATCAACCACGCAACCAGTCATCTGCGATCCCGAAAATGATCTTTTCATCGTCTTTCGACACACCGGCATAGGGTCGCGCCGGGATCGTAATCTCATGCGCACCTATCGTCACATCACGGGCAAAGTTGGAGCGGTTCTTTTTCCTGAAGCGCTGATCCAGCGTGTCGGTCTTTTCATCATAATGTTGATAGATCGTGTGCTGGCGTTCCTTCTTCTTGATCGTGCCGCCAAGAAAATGAATTGCCGCGTATTCGACCGGAGAACCGAGGCTTGCACCTTCAATGGTGGCGCGCAGGTTAAACGAACCAGCAAGCCTACCCCGCGCGCGCAGGATTTGTATCGGCGTGAGCCGCTTGCGCTCGCGGGCCTTGATGGTGGCGGACTTGAGCGGCTTCCATGGAGTACCATCTGGCGCGCGCTGCTTCTCGAAATTGTCATGCAGAGAATTGAGCATATGCTCGCCAACGTTCCGGTAAAAGCCGACCGGATTTTCCATGCGGTCCACCAGCTGCGCCAGCTTGGCCAGCATATCAGCGTCATTAATGGTTATGCTGTGCTTGATGCTGATGCCGGGCATGTTGGCAATCTCCCGCAAAACGCCTATATTATAAGTGTCAGCTACGCGATGATCGGTGATGGTCCAGGTAGCTTGCTGACAAAAGGCCGGATCACCCCGGCCTTTCTCATTTCCGCTTGTAAATCAACTTGCCGTCCCGGCGTCGATCTATCGCCGCATGATCCACATCGCCCTTTTTCGTGGTCGGGTTATAGGCCGTGATCGCATCCCAAAAGCGCTGCCCGATCTCGAAAACAATCTGGATACCGCTTTTCGGATCGACACGAATATAACGACGGTCAACGACGAGCTCTTCCGTCTCGCCGTCAACGGCACTGACTTTCCGAGCCACACCGATCCAGATTTCATCCGGGTCCATCAGCGTTTCGGCCATAAGTGGCGTTAGCGAATTGCGGCCGCGCTTCATGATCTTCAGGTCGCCCGCCCGATCCCGGAAAAGCTGGTCGCTAATCGGGATGCGGTTTCCGGCCTTATCCTCAAACAAGGTGGCTTGCCCCGGCGATGCGCCGAACGGCTCAAGAAATCCGGCGAGATAGTCTTCAGGTGCAAGACCGTCCGGCAAAGGTTCCGCTTTGAATGGCTTCGCCTTGGCCAGCAGATCGGCCATAGGCTCCGGCTGATCGACCGCGACCGCCATGCGCGGATGATCAGGAAGCAACGTCCCTTCATCCATAATAGCCGATGGCGTCAGCCCCTGTTCCCAGAGATGCCCCGGCATGTAATCCCAGCCGTAATCAATCCCCTGCGGGGTTTCGGCCAGCTTACCGGTCGCTGGGTCAATAATGGGATTGAATAATTCGCCGGGAGCCTGATCCGGCCCGGCCTTGCCAAGCCGTGTCAGATCAGCCTGTGACAAGGTACGAACACCGCACGAACACACCCACCCATTCGGCGGAAAATGTGTTTCCCACCACGGATCATCATAGCGGAGAATGAGGCCGTGCCATGCCAGATGCTGCTTACGCGGGTGCAGCGGCACACGAGTTTCGCCGTGTCGATACTGCCAGAACGGACGGAGCCTGACGACATCCGGATCGCGCATCTGCTTCAGGCGACCAGCCATATAGCTGGTGCGGACATTGGTCTCAAAAATGACACGAGTGCGCCAACCACGTTCGCCCTTATAGCTCCAGCCATATTGCGCGACGATGCGGTCAAACTCTTTGCGGAAATCCTCTAACGTGGTGCCATCTTCAATAGCCTTCACAATGACGTTCTGGAAATCCGTCAACATGTCGAGATCGGTTGCACCGGCAATGACGAAAGCGCGGTCGTGTATGCCGCGCATGGCATCCGTCCAAGCCTTGGTCGGAGTCGGCCGCTTCTGCCGGAGGAAATCAATCTGCTCCTGAAACGCCTGCCGGAAAACGCCGACATCGGCAAAGCTGTCTGTTTGCTCGCCGTCAAGAAATACTGCCTCCCGGCCGAGCATGGCGGCAAGGTTCAATCCGTCGCGGACAGTTGCAGCAAGCTGATCCGGTGACCATAGCGCCGCCAATCCCAATAGTGAGGTTGACGCGTGGCCCCAGTCAGACGCCTGATCAAAGGCTTTGCGGATCGCGTCAAGGCGGCGCTGGAAGAGCGGCACGGCCGCTTCCTCCAGTCGCTCGGCTAATGATGTCGCTACGTCCTGTTCTGCAAAACAGGCTGGCTCATGGACTTTTTTTTTACCCGCACCGTCAAACAACGCGGCAAAGACCGGGTTAGAGTTTGCGATTTTGCGCAAGTCGCGGTCACGCTTGCCGCCGTCCATGAAGGCGAAGCGGGCTTCAACCAGCTGGTCTATGGTTTCGTCGGACAGATTGCCCGTTAGCTCGAAAGACGTGATGTAGTCACGTGCAGCCGCATCATCGGCAAATTGTGCTGCGGTCATGACAAGCTGGATCAGCGCCTCATCTGTCGATTTCGCGGCTTCCGCCTTTGCCTTACGGGTATCTGCCGCCGCCCGTTCGTTCTTCTGGCGAACCCGCCAAAGCCACGGCACACCAGCGCCCGGATAGTTATATTCAACCAGCCACGTTAGAAGGTCGCGGCGCAATGTGCCCGATAACAGGTCACTATCGCTATCGCCGCCCATGTCGAGCTGGTCGGCATGGGTTTCAGAGGCGGCTTTTGATCCGGATCTACCGATATCGGTGGTCAGCGTTTCACCATTGACGCAAATCGAAATCTGCTTGTCCCAATAAGACAAGAAATCCTGATATGTTACAGCACCGCTGCGGGCAGCTTCCAGAAACTTGATATCGGTGCCAATCGGCACCGTGATCGCGGCACGACTGCGCAAGCTCGACAACTGATTGAGAAGCTCACGCTGTTGCGCATCCAGTGTGCCGTAGGGAGTGAAACCGATAACGGTCGGGCTGGCAAACTTTTCCAGAAAATGGAGCCAGAAGGTAATCCCCTCCCGCTTGAACAGAACCGGCCAAAACAGTTTGGAGCCGAGGCCAAGCCCATAGGGATTGTTTCCCTTGACCCCAAACCGATGCACCATGAACTTGCGCTCCGGCAGTTCCTCGCCGTTGCGCATGTTCGCCCATGTTAAAAGACGCGGCTTCCAATCCTCGTCAAAAGCGAAACGACGCTGATCATGGGACGCAATTTGCTGCGGGACAATATTGCGGCCATCACGCATCCAGACGATTTCACCCACCGAAAAGCCTTTCAGCGTGGCGTCCAGCATATCCTCGCAAATCTGATCGAATGGCAGATTACTGATAACCTCGCGGCAGAAGTCAGCAACCGCCACGTCAAGCGGGCTGGACGAGGCAGGCTTTATTTCCCATTCGCGTGACAGGACAACGCGCTTGCGCTTCTGGATCATGGCGCTCGCGTGGGTGTCCCGCTCGATCTCGTCATAGATTTTCAGGCCCTTGCCGCCGCCACGCTGGATAAGCGTATCGTCGGCATGCTGAAGGACGCCCGAATAAAATGGGATCGTGATATCGTTGCGCGCGGTCGCGACAAGATACTTTGCCTCGGCAGGCAGGTTCTTGCGGCTATCCTTGTCGTTCGCGGATTTGGCACTCATAGCCGATAATCTCCGTAATGATCGCCGCCTCCGGACGAGCTCATAATGCCGCCGCCGATACCGCCCTGACCGCCACCGGAATAATGCAAAGCGTTCTGCCAAAGCATGTCGAGGCAATCGGGACCGTCATCGTGATCGGCATCGGGCCATTGCTGGAGCTGGTCGATCAGCGTTTGTTGTGTCTGGTTGAGCCGGATCAAGCCTGCGGCCATCGGCGGCTGAAGCCGCTCAATGCGCAAATCCTTGTCAGCGTTAGGAATGATTGGCACCGCCGATATACCAACCCCCTGTTTGGCGGCATCGGTCATCAACGTGGTGCGCAGGAACTCCTGAAACTGGACCGATTCAACGAACCAGAGCAGGCAGCGATATTGCCGCTGGAACGTGATGATATCCGAGATGATGATGTCTGGCAGGCGGCGACGGATTGAGGCCTCCAGCACGTCCATGGTTCCATGCAGGCGATTGAAACCGCCAATCAGAATGGCGCTCGGATCGCGGCCATGCCCCTTTTTGCCAAGCGACGGATCGACAGCACCGAAATGAATAAGATCGGGCCGAACCAGTGTCCAGAACTTGATCAGGCTGAACGGGCTTCCAGCATTGATCGGCTTATTCTGGTATTCGGTCTGGAAACTGTCGTGATCGGCTGCGCGTTCCAGCATGAGCCAGACAAGCGGCTGCAATGCAGGCCAATTGACGATAGCGCCAGCATCCATCTGGTCTTTATGAACGGCATAGAAATCAAGAGCGGCTTTTTCACCGTCATTAATATAGACCTCTTCAAAGCTATCCCAGAGGTCCATCCGGTCAGGAAAGCGAATGATTGCCTGAAACTCGGCAACGCGCCAAACCGGCGACTTGGAAGCGCGGACAAGCACGGCATCATAATGCAGCACGGTTCCGACCCAGATAACGTCCATGGAGCCATCTGGCGGGCCTACCTTCAATGCAGCGCGCTTGATCCACGTTTCCAGCTTCTTGCGCTGATCGGGCGAACGCACCGCCTCGTCATTCTCCAGATCGTCAAAGAACATCAGATCGGGACGAAACGGACCATGGCGACGGCCGCGAAGCTTCTGCAAAGCGCCAAGTCCTTCGACGCGAATGTTGCCCTTGGTGACAATCTCGCCTTCACGCCAGACACGGCCAACGCCGGTTGCGTCCGGGAAGTCGTAGGACAGACGCGGGTTTTCGGTCAGTTCGGCCTTAATGGCTTCAATCAGCAACGCGGCCTGCGCATACACGTCGCAGACTTCCAGAATGTAACGCTTATGGCCGAGACAGATGCAATAAAGCGCAAAGCCGAGTGAAAGATGCGTGGATTTTGACGAGCCGCGTGGCGCGACGAACAAATCTCTAACGCCTTTTTCCGACGCGATGATTTCAGGAACGCGCGCAAAGATCGCCTTGTGAAAGAGGCTATGCTCCCCTTTCACATAGTGCGGCAGATAGGTTTCCAGAAAGAACTGGAAACCGTTTTCGGGATGACGGGCTTTAGCCAGGCGCTCGGCCTTGGCCCTTGGATCGGCCGGAAATGCCGTGACTGACAGATCGACCCAGCGGGCGAGCTCGTCAGCCTTATCCGAGATCCAATCCCGGAAATCCTTTTCACTGACTTTGGCTTTCAGGTTCGGACGCTTCATGGTGCAAAGGCGCTCGCAATCCGGTCACCGAACGGCACAAGGATTTCCTGCACCACGGAA